TTGGTTAGCTAAAGTTGAATGACCTAAAGCAACGCTTTTGCTGCCCAAGTCATCTGAAGTTAAAGCGGCATATCCCACCGCAACATTCAGTGCGCCTGTAGTAAGAGCATCACCTGTTAATCCACCGATGAGAGTGTTCTGAGTTCCCGTGGTGACTGAAACTCCAGCATTGGCCCCAACAGCCACGTTGTATGCAGAAGTAGCAGTTGTAAAGTTTTGAGCATTAAGGGCTTGATGCCCTACCGCTACACTTCTGCTGCCCAACGTGTCATTCCTAAGCGCGTATGCACCCAAAGCAGTATTTGCAGTGCCTTCTGTATTAGCACTTAAAGAGTTAGAACCCAAAGCGGTAGACTCTGTTCCTGTTGTAACAGCGTCACCTGACACATATCCGACAAACGTGTTGTTATCCCCCGTGGTAATAGCCGTACCCGCTTCATCGCCCACGACCACGTTGAAGTTGCCGCCAGAGGCTATGCTGTTACCTGCGTTGACACCTGCGCGGAAGTTGGAGGTTCCAGCGGATGCGGTGATAAGGTCTGCGCCATCTTCAAGCGTTGTGTCGCCTGAAATCGTAACGGTGCCGTTAAAATCCATCGCAGTGGCAGTCAGATCAATCTCATCCGTAGCGCCCAGCGACAAGACCGTAGCAGACGATCCTTGTATGAACTGGCTCGCGTCGTTGAACATGATCTTGTTGGTGCTGTTCAGCGTTAAGCCAGATCCGTCTGTGTGCGTAAGCGTTGTGTCGCCATCTGCACCAAAGGTAATAACTGCGCTGTCGGAGGTAAACGTCAGGTCATCGTCAATGAACAGGTCAGGGATAGACAGGTCTTGGAAGGCATCAACCATCGCGCCGCCAGATCCGGCACCGTCTGAATAGATGGCCTTGGTCTGGCCGTTAGGGACTGTGACCGTCGCGCCACTGCCCTGCTTAATGATGATGTTCTGTGATCCGCTAGTGGCGTTCTCAATCAGCCACAGCTTGCTTACGGTATTCGGGCCAATGGTTATAGTACAAGCAGAATCAAGGGTTCCAGTGTACTTGAGGAACAGACTCCTACCGGGATCAGTAGAACCATCAGCAATAGTAGTGGTATGAGTATCCGCATTAGTGGTTATTGCCTCTGTGCCGAATGAAAAGGCTTCAGCAACTAACGATAAATTTGTATTTGTGCTTGTGCCCCAAGTTCCGCTTTCGTCCCCGGTGGCGATCTCTTTGAGACGTAAATCGTTGGTATAAACTGCCATTTTAAGCTACCTCTTCCCAATTTGGTGTTTGACTATCTGATACAGTAGACCAGCTTGGTGTTTGACTATCCGTAATGGTACTCCAATTTGCGGTCTGGTCATCATCTATTGGCCCCCAAACATTTACTGGAGTTATTTCTGCGGTGGCACTGACTCCGGTGGGCGTAGCGTTAGCCCCCGCTGTAGTCGATACCGTCCCAACAGAAGCTGTTGCTGCAACGCCTGTAACGCTAACTTTGTTTTCTGTGCGTACTGAAATGACACCAAGCGCGGACGTTCCAACAACGCCTGTAGCTGCAACAACTGCCGCCGCATCAGTGGTAACGGAGCCAACCGATCCCGTTCCAGAAACGCCTGTGACAATGACTGTTCCCGAAGCGTCAACCGTGATTGTACCAACTGCGGACGTACCAGCATTGCCTGTGACACTTGTGCTAGCCGCTGCTGTAATGGTGACAGAACCGACACCGCCTGTCCCTGCAACTCCTGTAACGTCTGTGTTAGCCGCTGCCGCAACGGTAACTGAGCCAACCGCGCTTGTGCCAGAGACACCTGTAACTGAGGTGTTGGCCGCTCCTGATACTGATACGGAACCAACTGCCCCAGTCCCTGATACGCCTGTAGGAGTGACGTTTGCACCCGCTGTAACAGTAACTGAACCGACTGCGCTCGTACCTGCAACGCCTGTAACCGACGCATTAGCTGCTGCTGCAACGGTGACAGAACCGACTGCGCTCGTACCTGCAACGCCTGTAACCGACGTACTGGCATCTCCAGATACTGTGACTGTACCAACTGCTGAAGTGCCTGCGACACCCGTGACAAGGACTGGAGCCTCTTCGCTCCATGCGCCCTCACCCCAAGTGCCTCTACCCCAGCCAGTAACATTCGCCACACGTTAAATCCTATGCGATGCGAATGATCGCGTTAGATGCGTCAGCGGTTGGAAACTGAATAGTAAAATCACCTGCCGTGCTGGTCTTATCGCCACCAAAGTCAAGCGCACAAACTGCTGGGTCGCCAGAGGCAGAATCATTGAATATGAGTGCCCCTCTCGCGGTTACTGTTGCATTTGAGAACGTCAAGTTGGCAAAATCCGTAAAGGCTGTAGTGCCTGATGTGGTCGGGTCTACACGAGTGAGAGCTGCGCCCTTTGCTGTATAGTTTGTTCCGCTTACTTCGTTTGATGTTGTGTACGCTGTTGTACCTGCGCCCAAGCTGGCGCTGCTTGTATACAACGCAAGATTAAACGTGCTGCCACCAGAGTTCTTAAAGTTATGGACTGCTTCCATAAGTTCTTGTTTGAAACTGGTGCATAGTGCTGTCGTGATAGCCATTATAGCCTCCTGATTATATTAGCCATTTCACTCTGGCCTTGTTTTTCCAACTCACCTATAAGAGTGGTTCGGTCACTCTTAATAGCTTCCTTAATGTAGTACAAAGCCGCTGATTTTACTGCTTCTTTGAACGCTTTGGCTTGTTCAGCAATAACCGGATTACAGTCACTACCTACGCTAACAACTCGGTCTGATATAGCCTGTGCCCAAAATTCTGGGTCGTGCCCTCTGTTAACAGTGGTGGCTACAGAAACCGCGCCTACTTCACCAAAAAACATGTTACGTGACTACCTGTCTATATTGCCCATCTCTATAGGTATCACTACGTAACTTACCGTCACCCAACACTTTAAGAAGAGTAATAGACTGCCCAAACATTTTGTCATACATCGCGACTAGATCAGGTTCGCCTTTCATAAAGCGTAGAGCTTCTACTAAAGAACCATTTAACAGCGCAGAGTCAAAATTTTCACCAAGCCAAGGCAACGTGCTAGCAGTAACAATAGACTCTGGGTAATACCCATAGTGCAGTTCTACAGTTAAGTTAGCGCTAGGAGTAGGGCCAAGAATAAATCGTTCGTCGTTAAAATTAGCGTAGTGCTTGGGAGTGCCCGTAGACGTTGGAGTGGGGTATGCCTCACGAATAAAGTTAACGTCTTTGTTTAGCAAAAAATCAAACGACCCATCAGTATTAATTACCGCCAAACTGTATGTGTACAAATAATCGGTGGGCACTTCTAAGTATTTGTTGCCCGACGTTATAGTCCCAGACACATTTTTGCGAAGCGCAGGGAATTGAACAGTGTTATATATAAACTGTTCTGTCTGTTGCACAAACAAGGCAAGCTCGTCACTTGTAAATGTAGACTCACAAATGTCCTGTATGTTTGCCGTTAACTGTGAGTAAGTCATACTCATGTGTTATGCCATCGGCCCTCTTGCCATCGTGCCTTTTGTAGCCGCGCCTGTACCACGTACTTTAATGCCTGTGGTTTTGACACCTTTCATGTTTGGTTTAGGAGCGTCTTTTACCGGCTTTACTGTGCTTAAATTTTTCATAAGGTCACCTAAGTTGTTGTTACCGTTACTGTACCTACTTCCCCTGTAGCAACAAGGTTACTAGGAGTTAAATTAAAAGGATCATTACCTGTACCTACAGGGTTCCAACCCCATTGTATTCCTCTGCTGCTGTTGTCTCCTGATGGCCCCAAACTTCTATCAGGTCTTGGATTACGTATAGCTTGCGGGTCATTAACAGGAAACTCACCTAACTTGAGTTGTGGCTGGTCAGGATTCCAACACTCAGGACACGCTTTGAGGTTGGTATCTTGTCCTTTCCGTACTAAGTTTTTAAGTTCCCGCAGCTTGTACTGAAACCCACAAATATCGCACTCTGCAATAGCGCGTTTTGTAGAAGCAAAACGATTAGACATAACTTATTTTGGGTACAAAACGCGCTGGTGTTTTAACTCTATCTTCTTCTGCGGCAAGCCTAAACTGTTCCTCATAAATATCTTTAAGCAAGGGGATACGCGGGGCTAAATCTGGGTCTTTCATAGCTATGTAATACGCCAGACCCGCCACGAGACATGGTAAGAACCTAAAGTTCATATCAGCGGTCTCTATGCCACTACCGGCGTCCTGTACCCTACGCATACGGTAGTATTTGAATATATAAGTGTCATCTTTATCTGGCACCGGCCATACATTTATAGTCGGGTTGTCACGCAATCGCTCTATCCAAACTTGAATCGGCCTACCTTGAGTTAGCTTGTTTGGTATAGACGCATATGTACTGACACTTATGCGACTGATGGTTAAGTCAGACTGTGTGGCAGTGTCACCGCTATTTGTGCGTATGACTTGCTCTAGCAGGTCAATGGTGTCGGCGGGTAAGTTGTACTCTGACGTGCCTTTAACAAGCGACACAGTGCCTTCGTCAATAGTCCACAAATTAATCCCACGATTCTGCCACTCTATGGTCAGCAGATTCATAGACCTACGTGCTGTGCGAAGATCATACCCAGAACGCATTTCACGGCCCGCACGCTCCCACGCCTCTTCAGCGATTTCCGTGAAGTCCATATCAAATGCTGTTGTTCCAGAGGTAGCCATTTACTTCTTCTTAGCTGTAGCTTTTTTAGCTGGAACCTTTTTAGGAGCTGCTTCTTTCTTAGGTGCCGCTTCTTTTTTAGGCGCAGGCTGTAGTTCAGCTAACGCTGCATTTGCCTCTTCTTCGCTCATCAAGCTAGCGTTAACAACAGCATAAGTGCCGTCTTCGTTTTTACTACCAACTTGAAATACGGGCCTACCATCAGAAAAACTACCGTTCTGAAAAACCTCTAACT